CGGGTGACGGCTGCGCACACCGACCGACGTAGAAGGGTAAGCCGGGTTAGCGGTCAGCGTGATTTCACCCAATTGCACACCGTTTAAATAACGGGTTGTGCCTTGCCACTCTTCCGAGGTCGGTAGGAAGCCAAACGACATGCCCGCCAGATCGCCACGGTTAACCAGTGTCAGCACATCGTTGCCTAACTGGGTTTCCGGTAAATCCAGTTCAAACGCCAGTCCTGTGGCGTCCTCAGACAGCCTTAGCGTGCCGCTACCGACCCGACCTAACAGATTCTGTGGATTGTGCTCGTAAAGCGCTGTAATCGCGCCTACAGCGTCAGAATTAAGCGTTTCGGCAAAGGCACCGGGGCGGATCACCTCGTCAAAGTCAGCAATCCGGGTTGGCGTGTTGAATGTTGCCGCGTACCCGGTCAGGGTGCGGCCACTGCTTGAAACCTGAAAGGCGCGGGTTTCCATCAGCTGCCAGGCTCAACGGCACCGGTCGGATTATCAAAAAATCCGGTGGTATCAAATGCACCTAGCACGAAACCTTCTGGATAACGCAGCGCAACGTCACACGTTGCCATTGCGCGAACCTGCACACCGCCGCGACTGTAGGCCGGTTCCGCGTAAGGGTTCACCAGGATGTCAATCTCTGACCAGATGCCCAACAGCACCTGTGAGAAGTCACCGAAAATCACCTGATCGGTTAGGCGGCGCGTCACGTTCAGCGGATAACCGCCCATCACGCCATTTTGCAGCAGGAAATCGGAACCGCTCGACGTGGGGCTAACCAGCGTGGTGGCAAAGACGGTTTTCGCGGTGGAATCGACCAGCCATTGACCGTTAAACAGCTCCTGATCTTCCAGTTGCTGAATGAACCGCATCACCTCGACGTTATTCGGTGGTACTGCTAGTGTCCCGGTCTGAATGCCATCAGTATTGAGAATGCCTAGCGGCTCGTTGTTCTCACCGGTTCCCGCAATGATGGCGTAGTCCAGCTGCTTGGCAATCATATAGGCCAGGTCATCACGCACTAGCTGTTCAATGTCCGGCGAGGATTGCATGATGAGCTGGCGTGACATTTCAGTTTTGCCGCCAACATGCTTCGGTGACAGTGTGACCGATCCGAAACTCATTTCTGATTCCGGCACCGCGCCACCTTCGGCCACCCAGCCCAGTTCTGTGCCGGTGCCGTACTTCGGCACGTCAACATTGCCAGCCAGCCCCGACAGCACACGCACACCGAGACGACGCGCCATCAGGTTTTCGCGGAGTGCATCGATATATTGATCGGCACGGTGATCGGTTGGCACCAGTCCAGCGGCGTTCGTGGTGTTATTGTCGCGGCGCTCAAACACCGAGAACGGAATAAACGCACCTTGCGCTTTGCGTCCGGTCCGCTTTTCGGTTTCCTGTGAGTATTCCAGTTCAGCACCGGTCAGGGCGCGGCCATCGGTCTGGGCGCGTAGCACATTCAGCACGCTAACGCACTTTTCCAGGTTCCGGGCGGTATCGGTCAGCGGAACCACGCTCCGCACTTCCTGATCCTGCATGTACTCGAAGCGCTTAATCATTTTGTCGCGGCGCTCCAGGTCAGCGGTCAGGGCATCAAACTGGGTTGCCTCGTCATCCGTCAGATCACGATCGGCAGCGGCGGCGGCGTTCAGCATCACGGCCATCTGGTCAGTGGTGGCGGCGCGTTGTTCGCGCAGCTCGTTAATTTTAGTCATTTCAGCAACCTGCAATCGTAGGGTTGCTGTGATTATATACAGGTGATCACAAATACATCAAACGTAAACCAGAAATTTACCTTTCAGTTTACAGTGAACAAAAACGAATAACCCAGTAAACAGGTCAGGTATTCGAAATCGGCTTAGGGTTTAGCCGATTAAATTTCTCAGATGTTAATGGGTCAAATTTTTGGCCGGTGATAACTCAACTAAATTTTTAGCTTAGTGGTCATCATCAGCTAAATTTTAAGCCGATGATCGCTCAGTGAAATTTTGCTGAAAAGCGAGCTATTGAACATAAAACGGATTTCGTGAATAAGCGGATAACGTTTCAGACTCAATCAGGCGCGTGTACGTGAATTCTGAAAGAAAAGTCGGGGGAAAGGTCGGGAATATTTAAAGATAATAATTCAGCATATGCAGGGTTTATGCAAAAAAGTGAATGGCCACCGATTAGCGGCCAGATTCACGATCAAACCGGTGTTTTTAACCATTACGGAAAACAAAGCCATCCTGCATCGCAAAATCTGAACTGAATAAATCCCGTGCGAGATATTCAAAATCAATGGCGGGTAATACCCAGTCGGGCAGTTCAGATAATGCGCCGGTGTCATGCAGAAAGGATTCGGTAAAAGCCTCTTCAGATTCCGCTTCCCCGTAATACAGATCCTCAAACTTGCTGTAGTCCGTATCATAGGACCATTCTACAAACGCCACATAGGCGGCGGCGTGGTGGTTCTCGTCGGCCTTCTGATAGCCTTCAATGAATTCCCAGTCGATCCAGCCGGGTTCACTCACAGCGGCGTTACCGTTCGGAAAATTCTCAACCTCAGTAAACATTAATTCGGGTTGTGATTCATCGGCGTGTAATTCAAAGCAGGCGGCGTAAAAGTCGGCGCGGGAATCATATTCCGTGGGGTATAACCATTTCCCGGCCATGATGCCGTTATTATATTTGCCGTAGGTTTCCACAAATACAGCGGGTAATTCATTATTCACAGGCTGAACCAGTACAGGGTGATAAATAACAGGACGTCGCTTAATTGGGTCATCATAGGTAATTAAGTTTCCGCGATAAAAAAGCCACCCTGCCAGCAGTAACAGGGCGGCAAAACTGAATCCGTAAATCAGATAAACGAGGTGAACAAAAAAAATAAGCCTTCAATGACAAGATGCATCGGGATTAATTCCGGCGAGGTGATAACAACAAAAAAAAGAGCGCGACATTTAAAATAATCGACAGCGCCAGCGCTAAGAGTAAATCACTCATGCGCGCGCCGGTCTCGACGGTTGCCAGCTGTAAGGCCGTGCGGCGGCTTCTTCAAAGTTTCGCTGGCGTAAGGATTTGCCTTTGCGGTCGTGCATGGCCTGTAACTCTCTCTCAAGGTCGGGATCGTACTTCATTCCGCGCTGTGCGCTTCTGTGCCGCAATATTTCCTGATGAACCATTCTGTATGCCTTCTGTCGCTCTCTGGCGTCCATCTGGCCGGTTTTACTGTTCCTGGTGCCATTGGCGAAAATCCGCATCCTGATTTCACGCTCTTCCGGCGTGCTGGGTTTGACGTATTGCATAGAAGGCTCTCTAAAACATCTCAATGTGTGCGAAACATTGTAGATACATAGCCTGCTAACTGTTTTTGCACTTTGTGCCATAATTATTAATGTAAACAGTTACTTACTGGGATTTATAATCACCTGATTATTTTTCGGTGATCGGTTTTCAGTTTGTGGCGCTTACTTTTGGGTTCAGTGCGTCAGTGCAATATGTCAGATCGGTTCTCTTGCGCTTCCTCGCCAGAATTAAAATTCTGACTGCGGCGAGCACTACTTGCACTGGGCTTGAGATTTAGCTCAGTGACAGGTTTTTCCCTGTTAAGCCGCTTTTGAACTTGCAGAGGTCAACAGCGTGTACCGCTGATCGCGTTACACAGAACAAAAACGAACTTCAAAACACTTTTTTGTGACGGGCTGACGCCCTCAGCCTGATCGGCTGCACGATGAAGGGTTAACTTTTTTTTCTGAGTCGGGACCGCTCGCCACAGTGAACGACCGAGCGTTAGCGAGTCAGTGAACGAGGAAGCGGAAAGGAATCAGGTCTGATAGATAGCACTTACGCTCTGATCTTTGATTGATCATTTTTTGATCAATTTTACCCTTATTTAAATATATAGGGGTGAAAAAAATATTCATAAAATACATATAGTTACGAAGATTTAACTTTCATTATATTGAACATTACATGCAAATAAGTACAATCTAGATTCATTTTAATGTCGTTTTTAAGGGAGAGATCAGCAAGTGTTGGCGCACTTTGAGATCTCATTTCGGACCAATTTTTATAGGCTGGTTATGTCAAAAGATGACGACTACATAAACTACACGGTCAAAAAATCAACCGGTGAAATTATACCAGGTCCAGAGCTAAAAGCACCTAAACCAAACTCGTATTTTTCGGAGACATGCACAGTGCATTTACCAGCATTTGAAGAGATCGCTACCCGACTCAAACCAGAGCCGATGCGAGTGTTATTAGTCATGCTGTCTAACGTTGGATACAACAACCACATAGAAGTGGGTCAAAGAGATATAGCGGCAAGGCTAGGAATCTCGACATCACGTGTCAGTAGGGGTGTAAAGTCATTAATTGATGAGGGATTTATAGTTGAAGTACCAAACATAGCCAGGGGTAAAACCTACATGTTTTCACCTGATCATTTCTGGCGTGGAAATATACCGGCACACTGGAAGGCCGTTAAGAACATGCGGAAATCATCAAAGGGTAATTTCGGCATTATTGACGGAGATAGAGCACACGAACCGAAGATTAAACGCATAATTTAGCCACCTTGCCCGGTGGCGTTGTGCGGCAAGTCACGCAGAGAGAAGAGGTAACTATGCATACCAATTACGAAACAGATTTTTACGTCTGGACGCAGGAACAAGCCAGCCTGTTACGGTCAGGCAACCTGTCAGCCGTGGATATTGAAAACTTAGCAGAGGAGATTGAATCGATGGGTAAGCGGGATAAGCGTTCTATGGTTTCTGAGCTTATCAGGCTGTTATCGCATCTGCTGAAATGGAAATATCAATCAGTACGGAGAGGAGGGAGCTGGTCAGATTCCATAGACGGATCAAGAGAAGAAATTGAAGCCTTAATGAAGGATAACCATACATTTGATCGCCTCGTACCTGATTTCATGGCAACGGCCTATCCAAAAGCGGTTAAGGCGGCAAACAAACAGACAGGTTTGCCTATCTCGACATTCCCAAAACAATGTCCGTGGTCGTTTGAGGAGATTATGCAGGAAGAATTTTACCCAGATTAAAAACACGATGCCCCGCCAGTGTTGGAAGCACTGCGGGGCGCGGAATCCACTTAAAGACCTGTCGAGGAACTTTAAAATGTCATCAAGTCGAATTATGTCTATCGCCCGTGATCTGGTCAAGGGTAAGCGTGTATCGTTGCCAGCGATGAAGGGTTACGAGCTGGGATTTTTGCTGGATGTGGTGAGGCAGATGCGCACCAATTGACACTCAACATCACAGAGTAAATAATCTCGCTGGGTGTTTTGATTCATCGGTTTGACAGCAGCGTGTGAAGGCGGCAAGGGGTAAAATCCTTGCCGTTTTTGCGTTCAGTCCTGGGCTTTCGGCCTGACTGCCTGATCCGAGCAATTTTTAATGATGAAATGTGAAATATAGTGGCTAGTAATTTCAGAATTAATTAACGTCCTGAAGCCTTGCGCGTTCATCGCATCCGCTAACGCGTGATTGTCTCGCTTCATTCCCTGTTCTTCTCGCTGTTGATTGAACGCGACGATAAATTCAATCATTCGCGCCTCGTCATAGCCAATAAAATCCGCTTTGGGGTCCATACGCTTAGGAACCGCCACAGAATCGGCCTTATCGGGGGCTGTGTTAGGGGATTTCTCAGTCGAAAGGGTAGGGCGGTTGTTCTGTTCCGCGTCGTAGTAGTTCGCCAGAATGCGCAGGATCACCCATTGCTGGCTGCGTTCGGTTTTCCTGGCATGGTCGGCAATCAGGATTTTCAGGTCGGGCGGGATGCGAAGCATAAAGTTTACGGGGGCGGTCATGGTTCGGGACTCCGTGTAAAGGGAATGCCGATGATATCACTACCATACTGATATAATACAGATACGATATCGATATGATACTGGTACGATACCGATATAATATCACTTTGGTATCACGATAATATCAGAAGGTTGGCCAGCGCTGGCGTTTCAACGCTGGCCGGGTTCCCAAGCGCGGGATCCGGTCCCGAACCGAGGGATAAGCCATGAACATGGGCGAACAAACTCACGTTCACGAAAAAATAATAACACGGGGTGATGGCTTTGCCAGCAATTGACGCGCTCGCCAGTCTGTTTCACAATCCCCGTGAACATCGAAATACTTCTGCTACCTCAAAGCCGCCCTGCAAACTGCGGCTTTTTTTTGTGTCGCTTACTGGCTAATTTCAACATTCATCGAGCGGTAAGGGTGTAGCAGCCGCTTAAACGTCTGGTTCTGGTAATAGGTTTCCGGTCCCTGGAGTTCGCGATTGGCGTACAGATCGCCAATCATCAGCAGTCCGGCAGCAATCAGCGGCGATTCCAGCGTGTCCGGCATATCCGCGCCCAGCTGTTTCGCGATATGGCTTTCAGTGGCATCAATCAGGGTCTGAATCTGGTTATCGTTGGCGGCGTTCTCGTCATCGATGCGCAGATAGGTTTTAACCTGGTCTACAGTGATCGTACTCATGCAAAAATAACCTCTGTGAATTGCATAACGGGCTGTTCGGCCTTTGCCGTGGCACCGAACGCCATCGCCAGCGCCTGTAAGCCATCGATACGGCCCGTGCGTTTTGATTTGTCGAGCTTGCGGTTTCCGCTGGGGTCTTTGGTGACAATGGCATTAGCGGCGCACATGGTCAGCACCGGGTGATTGCCGTGGGCAATACGTTGGTTAAGGAGTTCCGCTTCCAGCGTATCGAGTGCCGGGGCCATATCCTTAAACCCCTGGCCATGTTCAACGAGCGGCAGAGATACACCGATGCGCTCAAATTCTTTTCTGAGTACCTCGATGCGCCAGCGGTCAAACGCGATTGCCTGGACGTCATAGTCACCCACGATCGCCGCGATATCGTTGGCCACAAACTCATAATCGACGGTTGCCCCCGGCGTGGTATGCAGTAACCCTTGTTCGGCCCACATATCATAGGGCGCGCGGTCCTTCTGGGCGCGGTCACGTAATCCCTTTTGCGGTGTCCAGAAGTGGGGTTCGACCTGCCAGACATCGCCTACACGGCTAATCAGCACAAGGGCGGTTAAGTCTTTGTGCGAGGACAGGTCTAAACCGGCATAAACCGGGCCTGTAAGCAATTCTGGCAACCCGCCGCACGCTTTCCATACCTCAGCACTGATAAACGGGCTGTCGGTCGCCACACGCTGATTAAGCAACAGATTGCGCGCACTGTTGGCCATCGAAGGCATACGCTGGGCCTGTTCGAGCTGGGATTTCAGGTCGGCAAGGCTTCGGAATTGTCCTAACGCCGGATTAGCGGCACGCCAGGCGGATTCATCCAGCAGATCACAATCAGCCGGTGCGCTGTAGACGTGGCAGACAATCGTCGGGTCGAGTCCGGTTTGTGCGTCATCAATCCAGGTAGAAAACAAATCGGCATCGCTGGCCGCCTGGGTACTGATCGCAATCAGCAGTGGATTATCATACGCCCCCTGGCTGGTCGTAATGGCATCGATAAAATCACTCTGTGGTCCGCGAACTTGCCCGACTTCATCCAGTACCGCGAGCACCGGCGATAAACCTTGCGCCGTCTTGCCGTCAGCGGCCAGCGCCTGAAACGTGGCATTCACCCGCAAACCAATCAGCCGTTTTGAGCTGGGCACGATGCGCACAATCGCCTTAAGCGGTTCAGACTGGTTAATCATCTTGCACGCCAGCTGAAAGACGAGCGCCGCTTGTTCGCGACTCATGGCACCGGACACAATCTGACTGTTCGGCACAGCTTCCGGCCCGACCAGATGCGCCAGAATCAGCGCGGCAATCAGTCCCGACTTGCCGTTTTTACGGGCAATCGACAGGATAGCGCGCCGGGTTCCGTGCGGATTGTCGTACACGTCCCGGATAAAGTCGCGCTGAAAGTCCGCCAGGTGCAGCGGGTCGCCTACGTCCTGCCCTTCGGGGGTGACGCAATATTTTTCGATGAATGCCATTACCCGATCGGCGCGGGTCACTGTAAACCAAACCCCGCTAAGAGGTCGTCTGAATCAGACGGCGGCGGGGAAGGCAGATTATCGCGGGATTTGATAATCGTTTTCTGTTCGCCCACGGTGGAAACCGTGTTGATCATGAGCTGGCGAGCGGTCGCTAACACGCGTTTGTGTAGCCGGTCCTGAATCAGCAACAGCGGATTCGGTTTGTCATCGACCAGAAATCCAGTCCGATCGACTGCATCAGCCAGCTTTTGAAGGTCGTTATAATCCCGTGCCAGTTGAGCGGCCAGAATCAGATCGGACCCGTGCCACGTTTTTGCCGGACGGGATTTAACAATGGTTTCCCAGTAAGGCAAGTCACCGTGACGCAGGTTCACATGGTCAGGCACTTTGACGCCGGTCAATTCTGTCTGGACGGCGGCAACCTGATCGGAAATTGATAACCCTGGGTATAGTTTCATAAGTAAACTACCTAAAATCGGTCGCCCGGATACTCGACAGAGTGAAAAAAAGCCTCCTGGGCGCGGATCGAAACGGTTTTCTAACTGGTGATTTTTTGAGCGTTCCAGGCATGGGCGGGGTCAATCGGCTGGCCGTTCAGGTCACAACCCAGCGCCACATGCTTGCCCATTTCCGCCGCTGTTTTCAGACTGTGGCAGGAGTCACACAGCCCTTGCAGGTTCACCAACTCGTTTACGTCGGTATAATCACCCACGTTATTATCAATGTGGTCAACCTGCGTTGACGGCACAAACACCCCACGCTTGAGGCACATCACGCACACCGGATCACGCAATAACACTTCTTCACGCACCACGGCCCACGCGGCACCGTTAAGCGGTAACTTGCGTCGCTTCTTCATTGGCGGCACTCCCGTTAATCGCGGTCGAGGTAGACGGGCTGTCGGTGGCGTCGATACCTGGCACAACGGGCAGGTTTTCCATGTGACGCACTTCGGACCGAAGCAACCAGCCATCCTCGATCCCGCGCTGGTAGTAGCTGGCACGGTTAGCGGCATCACCGCGCAACAAGCCGTCTAAGTCATGCTTGCTGTAATAGGGATTATTCAGAATGAGGCGGTCTATTGCCTGCTCCCAGCAACACAAATGCCGGGCCAGCGTCAGCGAGGTAAACTGGCGGGACAGCTCCACCGAGTTTGAATAGTTGGCCTGCTCCATGCTCTGAATAATCACGGGCGGCACGCGGAACAGTCGGCAAATCTCAATCACCGAGAACTTACGGGATTCAATAAACTCCGCATCTTCAAGGGTCATAGCGACGGATTTAAAGTCAGCGCCGCCAGGCAACACCGGCGTGCGTCCGTGGTTGAGCACCGAGCTATTGCCATCGGCAAAACTCTGGGCGATGTTCTTTGCCTGTTCCGGGGTCGTGGTCGGTTGGGTCGTGATAACGCCGGAGAGTTTCGCCCCGTTGCCAAACATGGCCACCCCGTGTGCCTGCTCCGCAATGGCCAGCCCGACAGCATCACGCGCCACGCGAATAGGCGAGCGTCCGCGATACTCGAAGTAATCCCCGTCAGGGTGGTAACGCAGATGCAACACATCATCCTGATTTAGTCGGAAGAATCGCCCTTTGTGGTCCGTGTACTCATAAACCAGCCGATCGTTAATGGCGTTGCAGTAAATCGTCACGCGGTCGGGGTGCATCGGAATTAATCCGGTAATCCGCCCGTTACGGTCCCACTCCAGCCGTGCATAACCGTTACCGCGCAACAGAACGTGACGCTGTAGCATTTCCCGGAACTCGATCGCGGTTTGCCACTGGTTAGGCGAGCGATTCAGTAGCGCATAAAGCGGGTGCGTTTGGGTCTGGATCTGGCCTTGCTGCGTATTGCGGTAAATGCAAAACGGCAGGCTGGCTACGGTCTCAGAAATCGCAGAAACGCAGGCATAAACGGCGCTCACGCCCTCAGCGGTGCGATGGTTCACATGCACACCGGCAACAGAATTTGACTGGGCCGAAACTTTGTCCCAGTACCGATCGTAAGCCGGGGTCGTGTTGTCCTCGCCTGTCAGTGCCTTTGCGCGTTTCTGATAGCGGCGTTTCTTAGCCATAGTTCAGCAACTCCAGATAGCGGGACCGGATAGCCCGTCGCGGGTGACGGCTGCGCACACCGACCGACGTAGAAGGGTAAGCCGGGTTAGCGGTCAGCGTGATTTCACCCAATTGCACACCGTTTAAATAACGGGTTGTGCCTTGCCACTCTTCCGAGGTCGG